TATTTGATAACCATGTTGATGAAAAAGGTAAATCCCATGAGTTTAATGTGCGTTCAGCGGGATTAGCAGTACCAGTTGCTGTTGATCAAATCCACACGACGAAAGTACTAGCGTAACCATTGATTAATAACTCAAAAAAGGGGGTTTTGTTCATTATCCCCTTTTTTTAAATATAACCATCATGGCAAAGAAAAAAGCAGAAGAAAAAAAGACTGAAAAGAAAGCTGAAAAGAAAAAGGACTTGAAAGCAAAAAGAAACTCCTCAACAAACGACGGCAATAAATCTGTCAAGTACGAAAAAGGCGACACGGTAGAATTGAAGAGTAAAAAAGATATGCAATCATTAATTGAGGGCGGATTTATTGGATAAATAACTATGGGTAATTTGTTGGAAGCTGCGAGAAGTGACTGGAAAAGATTTACAGGTGGTGGTGGATTTGAAGTTGAGTTGACTTTCATTTCTCCAGCTTCTGACGAAGTTACAGTCAACGGCTTAGGCACAAAGCACCATTTACAATTTGGCTCATCAGGCGAAGCAATTAATGCAAAAAATACACACTGTTCTGTTCATGAAGATTACCTGACAGCTGCAGGTTATCCGGTAAGAAATGCAAGCGGAGAAGTCTCAATGCGAAAACACCAGGTTAAATTTAAAGACAGTACGGGGTTAGAAAAGAATTATTCCATTGATCAGGCCTGGCCTGACGAAACTGTTGGGATGCTAGTATTTACTTTAGGAGATCATGTCTAAGATTATAAACCAAATACCGCCTGATAACTTTGAGAGCGTGAGAAACCGCATCGGTGAAATTATTGCAGATGAATTTGCAAATCAATTCACATTATCAGGTGATTCAATTTATGAAGCAGGTATATGGGTAGACAGATTTATACCGCTTGATAAAGAAGAAATGCCAGCAGTTAATATTTCTGTTGTAGATGGTCGTTACGACAACAAAGACAGAAGAGCCGAAAGAAACACCTGCAGGTACGCCATTGATGTATATGCTGATTCAAAATCTAACCCGGCGGTTGAAGGTGATTTACTTGCAACCGCAGCAGTTCACAGAATGATAAGAGCGGTAAGGGCAATTCTATCAAGTCCTCATTACATTACATTAGGTTTTTCAACAGCGTTTATATTTACAACAAAAGTCGATACTTTTACAGTTGTAAGCCCTAGCGCACCTGACGGAACACATTCAACAATGTCGCAAATCATATTTGAAGTTATTATGAATGAATATGTAGAGCAGATTCAACCCGTTCTTGCAGAGGGATACGACACAGAGGTACTTGTCAATGAAACAGATAAAGGATATCAATTAATATTAAACAATTAAGAACATGAGTATAGTTAGCAGTGCAGTAGGTGGCGAAAGATTATCAAGAATATTAGGATACGCAATTGAACCGGAAGATTTCAGGCTTGATAGTCCGAACTTACCGCAGAGAATTGCTATTCTGGCAGAAGCGAATTCTGATAATCAAGATTATGCAGATAATAAACCTTATCAATTAATTAGCCAAAAGAACGCCGGAGATCGTTACGGATACGGATCCCCGATTCATCAGATCATGAGAATTTTAAAACCTACATCTGGTGAAGGTGTGGGTGGTATTCCTATTTTTGCTTACCCACAAGCGCAGGAAGCTCTTGCAGTTGCAGAGATGCAAGAAATTACAGTTTCTAACAATGCAACCGGGAACAACAGGCACTTTGTAAGAATCAACGGCAGAACGTCAATTGATGGCGAAAGCTACGGTTTTGACGTTGTTGAAGATGATACACCTACTTTGATCGCATTGAAGATAAAAGATGCTATTGCAAATGTTTTAGCTGCACCTTGTAAGGCAGGAGTTCCGACAGCGGGAGTACTTCCATGCACAGCGAAATGGAAAGGTGTAACAGGTCAGGAATTGACTATTGATATTGACACCAACGGCGACGCTGTCGGGGTTTTATATGCGGTAGCACAAGACACAGCAGGCGCAGGATTAGAAACGATTGACGACGCACTTGCAGAATTTCAGCAAGACTGGAACACTCTTGTTATTAATTCATATGGCGCAACTTATTTTGATGAGCTTGAAGCTTTCAACGGAAAGCCTGACCCAACATCCCCAACAGGGAGATATGCAGGAATTCTTTTTAAACCATTCATGGCATTATGGGGAAGTAAGGAAGCTACAGCTGCCACTCTTGCGGCAATTACAAACACAGACACAAGAAAAGTAAATCTTACGAACGCACTTGCTCCAGCTCCTAATAGTGAAGGGTTCACATGGGAAGCCGCCGCAAACGGTTGTTATCTTGCCGCGAACGTGTTTCAGAACACTCCTCATCTTGATGTTTCAGGACGTTCATATCCTGCCATGCCGGTACCGGTTGACGGGCTAATTGGCGATATGTCAGATTATGATCAAAGGGATTTCCTTGTTAAAAACGGAGCTTCAACAGTTACCCTTGAAGGTGGCGCATATAAGTTTCAGGATTTTGTAACAACATATCATCCTGTTGGAGAAAATCCAGCGCAATTCAGATACCCGCGTGTAATCAATATTCATTTCAATTTCAAGTATGGATACAGATTACTGGAGCTTCAGAATGTAATTGATCATACGATACTTGAAAACGATCAACCGTCAGATGTAGGTACAACCATTAAGCCAAAGCAGTGGAAAGGAATTCTATTCGATTACTTTGATGACCTTGCAAAAAGGGCTTTGATTTCAGACCCTGATTTCTCAAAAGACAACACACAGGTTGGTACTGATGGAACTAACCCTGACAGACTGAATACAACAACAAAATATAAATCTACCCCTATCGTAAGAATCGCTTCAAGCACCATTTCGGTTGGGTTTGCTTTCGGAATTGAATAATAATTATAAAAACAAGATATTATGAGCTATACAGGCGGTGACATATTAGAAATTACATACAACCATCCAACAGTTGGACAGGGTACGTTATTCCCAAAAGCAGGAGAGGATTCAACTTTCGACAGAGGCGGCTATAGGTCAGCTGATGAAGATGAAAACGTTGCCGGAAATGGCGACATGATTGACGTTATGACAAACAGAAGGTGGTCTGCTGAAATGGTTGTTGCAAATGATCAGAATGAAAAAGACGAAATGGGACAGGTTCTTTCTCTTGTCAGAAGTACCGTTCCTGCTGTATATACAATTACAGTTATCAATGGGACTGTATGGAAAGGCAAAGGGAAGCCGGTAGGAGATCTTCAGGAAGATGTTAAGAACGCAACATTTTCATTAAAGCTTGGCGGCGGCGGCAAGATGGAACAGGTAGTTTAATAATCAAAATTCAAATATTATGCAAAAAGTAAGCACGGAACAAGCTATTGCAGAAGTGAACTCATGGCTTGATTACAAGAAGGTAAAAACAGCAAAAAGAGAATCTAACGCAGAACATATTGATACTCTTGTGTCATGTGTTGAGGACGGCACGATAATTATTAACGATGATAAAACAATTGTTCATGAGCTTGGTTTTGCTCTCGAAAACACAGAGGGAGAAACTACAGTAGAAAGATTGACTTACAAAGCCCGATTAACAATGCTTGACATCCAAAGAGCTACAAAAGGAATTTCACCAAATGATCAAACAGAAAGAATGTTTGGATTTGGAAATGCCTTAACAAATGTAGGTAGAGGAGTTTTGAAAAAACTTGACTCTGTTGACAACGGCGTTCTTCAGGCTATTGCTATTTTTTTCACATAGAATTACTGAACAATGAGAATATTGATAATATAGTTGCAAGCGTGGTAAGGCAATACCACTGGAGCGTAAGAAGGGATATCAGTTCTTTATATTTTGATGATCAAGATTTTGAGGGGCTGATATTTTGGTATAATGATGTTGTTGAATATAATCGACAAGTCAAAAGTAAAATGAAAAAATGAGCGCATACGTAGTATCAACACAATTCAGGGCTGTAGATGGATTTTCCGGTGTTGTCCGGGGGATGACAGCTTCAACGCAGGCTTTTTCTAATAAAGCACAGTCTGCAATGATGCGTGTTAATGCTTCTATTAATAGGCTCATACCTTCAGTGTTCAGGCTTAACGGCGGCTTTGCAAATATGATTGCTGGCTTTGCCGGGTTCGGGGTTCTTATGGCTGGAGGAAAGGCCGTAATGGATTACGATAAAAACATTCAGTCACTTTCAGCAATTACAGGGACGTCTGGCGAAGCGCTTGATGAGTTCAAGCAGAAAGTTATGGAGGTTGCAAAACAGCAGAAAGTTTCTGCTGCTGAAATTGCCGACGCATTTTCATTAATTGGAAGTGCAAAACCTGAATTACTTGAAAGCGCAGACGCACTTGCGCAGGTCACAGAACAGGCTGTAATACTATCAAAAGCGGGAGGTATGGAAGTTCCCGCTGCTGCTGATGCTCTTACAAACGCTATGAATCAGTTCGGTGTAGGTGCGGAGGATGCCGCTAAATTTGTAGATATCCTTGCAACTTCCCAGCAAAAAGGTACTGCGCGAATAGGGCAATTATCGGCATCTCTTGTTGAAGCTGGTAGCGTTGCAAAATCATTTGGTCTTGATTTTGACCAGACAAACGCATTACTACAAGGATTTGCAGCTGGTGGAAAATTAGGAACAAAAGCTGGTACTCAATTGGCTGGGGTTTTATCAAAATTAAGTAAAGTATCAAATAAAGATTTTAATCCATCATACACGAATACGATAAAGATCATTGATAACCTTACAAAAGCTAATCTATCTTACCCTGAACTACTTAAACTTACAGACGCTGAGGGCGCGAAATGGCTCTCAACGCTTATAAGTCAAAATGACGTAATTCAAAAGCTTTCCGGTAATTTGCATGAAGTCGGGAATGCACAAGAACAAGCTGGGGTTGTGACAAAATCGCTTTCTGCTAAATTCGGAGAACTGAAAGGGGCGTTTGATAATGCAATTATAGGAGCTACTGAAGGTTCTTTTATTATGGATGCATTTTCCGGGATATTATCCTTTTTAGCTGATAATATGGATACAGTTCTAAGTTTAGCTCTATTAATTGTAGGTGCGCTGATAACTCTGAAAGCTATTACAATTATTATTACAGGCTTTACATGGCTGTATAATGTGGCTATAGGTGTAATGGGAGCTTTTCAGAACACGGCAAATATAGCAATTGGCAGAAGCGTTGTTGCTATGGTTGCTTATAAAACTGCAACAATAGCGATTACAGCCGTAACGTGGCTATTTAATGGAGCCGCTAAAGCTCTAGGCGTTGTACTTACATTTCTTTCAGCTAATCCTATTGTATTAATTATAGCCGGAATAGTGGCGTTGATAGCCGGTATTATATGGGTAATCAAGAAATTTAACCTATGGACGGTAATTACAAAAGGAATAGGTAAGGTATTTACGTGGCTTGGTGGCTTGTGGAGCGGGTTTGTTGAGGGTATAAAAGCTTCGCTATCTGCTGTAGTTGATACATTTAAAGCGATTGGAAAGACTGTATTAAGGTGGCTTTTGGCTCCCATTGAGTTATTTTTAGAAGCTGTTTCGTATATTCCGGGAGTGGGAGGTATGGCAGATGACGCTTTGGCAAGTATAAGATCATTTACCCGGGACGAAGAAACGTCAGGCGGAGGAGGTTCAGAATTATTTGCCAACGCTTTCGACAGACTCAACACACAGGCAGACACGCAGGCAGCAATAACAGAGCGCAACGAAACATTTGAAAGGCAGCAGGTTAATATTACAGTTGCTGACGAAACAGGAAGAGTAACAGTTGATAGTGATAAGGATTTAATACCTGTAATGGTAGGAAGCACAACATGATAGATATTGTTATATATGAAGATGGTGACGGCGGCGAAATGTTGCTGCAAGGTAATGACATAGCCACCACTGAAGGGTTCACAAATCAGCCTTATCTGGCTATGTTTGGCGGCAATGTAGAAGCCAGCACAACAGGTAATGAAACTGAAAATGAACAACGTTTCGATTGGTGGGGCAACGCGTTCACGCCTGATGAGCCTGAAAAACAAATGAACAGCAGTACCGAAAGGGCGATGAATGAAAATGCTTTAAGCAGTTCAGGAAGGGCAGCTATTGAAAACGCTGTAAAAGATGATCTTCGATTCTTGCGTGACCTGGGAGAATTATCTGTATCTGTTGTTATTGATGAGCTTAATAAAATAAAAATAAATGCTGAATTGCAGCAACCGGAGAAAACGCAAGACGAAAATTTAAAGTACTTGTGGGACGGCACACGCAATGAAACATATGAAGATATAATATTATGACAATTCCGACATTAAACGAACTATATACGGCTATTCTTGACGACCTGAATACAAAATTATCTGTAACCATACCTTTGTTTGGAAAGAATTTCTTACGTGTTTCAGCACTTGTTCAGGCAGCAAGACTGAAGTTGTATTATTATTTTATTTCAAAAATACAGAAAAATACATTTCCAGATCTGGCAGACCCTGAATCTGCAGGCGGCACACTTGAAAGATTTGGACGTGTAAAGCTGGGCCGCGATCCATATCCTGCAACAGCTGGCGAATATACTATTGATGTTACGGGTACTTTTGGCTCTCAAATTCCTGTCAATACAACATTTAAAAGTAATGACCTTTCAAGCAGTCCCGGAAAACTCTACATAGTAGATACGCTGTTTACATTCCCTGGTAATGGAACTTATCAGATATCTGTAAGAGCGCTGGAGGTTGGTATTGATGCAAGATTAGCAGAAGACGACGGTATGAATCTTACAAGTCCATTAGTTGGCGTTGAGGGTGCCGCTGTGGTAGATTCAGAAGACACTGTGCCGGTAGCTGCTGAAACAACAGAAGAATACAGAGAGAAAGTTCTTGAATCGTTTCAACTTGAACCACAAGGAGGGAGCCGGGCAGATTACCGCCTTTGGGCTGCTGACGCTGAAGGGCTACGAGAAATATATGTATATGTTGTTTCTGGCGAAGTTGGGGAGCTTGATATATTTGTTGAGGCATTGCCTGATGATAGTACGGACGACAAAGGAACACCTCCACCTGCAATGTTAATAGATGTTGAGGACGTAATAAATCAGGATCCGGTTACATTTCAAGATCGTAGACCTGCAACAGCTTTTGATTTACATATACAAGCCATTATTCTTAACGATATTGATATAGAAATTACAGGGTTGGCAATTGATACACCGGCAATACGTGACACTATTGATGAGGCTGTTATCGCTTTCTTATACACTGTGCGGCCGTTTCTGGACGGCGCAGAGAATCCGAATAATAAAAATGATTGGCTGTATATAAGTAACCTTATTAGCGCAATTAACGCCGCCATTGGTCAGTCAAATAATTTTACAGGTATTGACCTTAAAGTGAATACCGTGAGTGTTACGAGTTATCAGTTTTTGGGCGGCAATATTGCAGCTTTAGATACAATTACATATGTTTAATAATTTACTAAAATTAACGAAACAGCTTTTTCCTACAGGTAGAGCCTTCAGGTTTTCGCTTAACGGGATCAAGCAGAAATATACAGAAGGTTTACTTCTGTCCGAACAAAGGGCATTAGATGACGCTTATTCTGTGCTATATACTATTTTACCCGATAATGATAACTTCACTGCTGACGATGCAAGCATATGGGAGAACAGGCTTGGATTGATTAACGGCGACGGCAAGCCATTAGCAGACAGGAAAGCGGCCATACTTCGTAAATACAGATATCCAGGTGATATATTACCCAGGCAGTCAGCACAATATATTGAAGATCAGCTACAATTAGCCGGATTTGACGTTTATGTCCATGAGAATAGATTCTTTCCGGGACCTGTTACGAAGTCACCTGGAGAATTAGGGGTTACTCCCTTACCTTCTGTTGTTCAGCATGGACAGTTTCAGCATGGACAGATTCAACACGGACAATCATTGTTCGATATCTGCGCAAACTACATTGACTCTGATCTTGATAGCGGATTCGTCATGTCAGATTTAAGAGCAACATTTTATATCTCTGATGTAACTCTTCCTGATTTTGCTGACGTTGACAGTGATCGGAAAGCTGAATTCAGAGAGCTTATATTAAAATTAAAACCAGCGCATAGTGCAGCATTTTTATTTATAAATTACACATAACATCATGGCAAGAACATTCAATGATATACCGAACACGCCTACATCTGTAGATTATCCAAACGGCGAACTTATTGACGAAACAACACCCGGATCAAACGACGGAACACCCGTTAATAGAGATGTGTACGGGGATATAATACAGTTTTTTCAAAAACTACTTATTGACGCAGGAATTACCGCAGATGGTAACCCTGATAACGTAACTAACGGGTATCAGCTTATAGAAGCAATGGATAAGCTTCAAGGGCAAAATAGAAAACTGACCATTGATATAGGAGATTGGAATATGCAGACCACTGCAAATTTATTTATTACGCACGGCTTGGGAGGTCTCTGGAACAATGTTCGGTGTTTGGGTGGTATTATTCGTAATGATGCAAATGATACGTATTATCCAATTGGTTCGCTTGGTGATGTTATTTTAACTGTTGATTCAGGGATAATAAAGATTAATTCTACACAAATAAAGCTAACAAGAACAGCTGCAGGTCAGTTTAATGCTGCAGCTTTTTCTACAACAAGCTACAATAGAGGTTGGTTAGTATTTGAATACACTACATTAGTAGGTTAATGGCAGTCATTATAGATGTAAATACAAACGAAATGATTGCTTTAACAAACAAATTAAAGCAATTGCATAGGTCAGCTTTTCCTTTAGCTGTAAGGGGGACATTGAACGACCTTGCGTTTGATAATAAACAAAATACATTACAAAGTCAGGTCGCCAAAAGCTTTACCATTAGAAAACCTTCATTTTTCCGTGCTTTTTCTGGTGTTAGAAAAGCTGGCGGCGGCTTTGACGTCAAAACAATGTCGTCTACGGTAGGAATGAAAAGTAAAGGACAGATTGCAGGAAAAAATCTTTTACAACAGGAAATAGGGGGGAAACTTAAAGGGAAAAGATCACTGGTTCCTTTGGATGAAGTTAGAGTTTCCAGAAATAAAAGAAAAATAGTAAAGAAAAAGTTTAGAACCGGTAAAGAAAAGGGAGGTTTAAGTAAATTTACTCTTCATAGGTCTTTTATGAATAACAGTAGCTCAAAAAAACAACAATTTGTAAAAACTGTCTTGCATTTTGCAAAAGAAGATAAACCGCCAAACCTTTTTATTATAAATGAAGCTGGTAAGTTAATCCAAATTAAAAAAATTATAAAAAAAGGTAAATATAATGTTATAGTAAGCGAGAAAATATATAGCTATAAACATAACAGATCAATAAACGTAAAAGGCAGGGGTTATTTAAGAAAATCAGGAAAGCAAAGCGCTGCTAAAGTAAAAGTATTTTACACAAAAAACGCACGGAAACAATTTAAAAGATTAGCCTCATGAGTTGGTTAGACAGAATAGAAAACGACCTTATTATAACGCCTGACGACGGTAAAAGTAATACTTCATTCAGACCGAGCTTTTTAAACCCTAAAAAAAAGATTGAATACAATACACGTCAATTTGATTTTGTAGGAATAAACGGAACCCTGACCGTGAGATCAACGGTAAAGGGAACAGTTTACCCGCTTGAATTATACTTTCAAGGTGATGACCATATCGAAATTGTTAATAATTTTGAGGAAGCGTCAAGGAATAATAAGCCGTGGAAGATGCAGCACCCTTACTATGACGATCTGAAGGTTCAGCCTTTGAAAATGGATATTGACCACTCGAAAGGGAACGTTTCAAAAGTTATGGTTACTGTTGCTGATGTTGATCTTGCAAAGCTGATCACTGATGAAAACATCTATCAGATTCTGATTCAGAAAAAAACTGATAGCGACAATCTTTCAGGTGAAAAGTTTGTGACAAATATCGCTGAAGCTGATACAGAGACACAGGCGACACTAAATGAGGCTGTTGATATTATTGAGGAAGAATACAGAAAGATTATTATACTTGACGAAGAGGCGTCTGAATTCCTTAGTCTTGTAAGCGATGCAAGGAACAAAATCTCATTTGTAAGCTCCTTTGCGCTTACGGCTATATTTGCAGTTCAAGAGGTTATTAATTACCCTATCAGGGGTACGAATGACGTTACGTTACGCTTGAACGCTGTGAATGAAGCAAGAGAGAATTTATTCTCTGAAATTTCAACACTTACAAAACAAGCGAAAATAACCCTTGAAACACTTGTAACGCCGATGTTTACAACTATGGTTCAAATGGTGAATGATACTGATATTTCTTATAACACAAGGACTGAAGTATTTGATATATTCGACCTTATTTCCGATGCATATTCTGAATTTATAGAGGACTTGGACGGCTTGCAGGGGGAACGTGGAGATAATCCAGATGACTATTTCCCGGATAATGAGAATATGTCTGCGCTTGATGACACTGTTAATTACGGCTTATCAGGTTTACTTCTTGACGCATTTAATCAAAGACAGGAAAGATCTGTTATATTAGCAGAAGACTCAAATGTTATTGTATTATCACACAGGTATTATGGTGAAGATCTGACAGACGAAAAACTTGATAAATTCATTACGCAGAATGAAATCGGATTGAACGAAATAGGGAATATTAAAAAAGGCAGGAAAATAATTTATTATGTATGATAATAAAGGTTAAAAATATAAGGATAGAAAAATATAATGATCTTAAAATTTCATTGAAACACGATGCTTTAGCGAGTACGTTTTCTGTTAATATCTTTGTTGACAACAACAACAAACACCTATTTAAGCCATTATCATACAATGAAATTATTATCGAAAGAACTATAGAAGGTAGAGGATCGGAACCGTTTCGTGTTTTTACAGGAATTATTTTAAATCATACCATAACTGTTCAACCTGTAAAGTCCTGGTTAAAGATTTCAGGCTATTCCTTGCCGGGAATACTTGAAGACTGCCAGATACCACCAACCGATGCACATCAGTTTGATGGATTAAGAGTTGTTGATATAATCAGAAAAGTGATAAGACCGTTCAGGCTT